CTATTTATATAAAAAATTTATACATTTGTAAACTACAAAGTCAAGGTTCCTGATACCGTAAATCTAGCTACAGTGCAAGACCCTGTTGTACTTACTGTATTAGTACCCGGGGCTACTGCAAAACCTGCAGGTTTACATGCGGTAGCTATCCTAAATATAGCAACTCCAGAAGACCCATCACCTGCTTTATACTCAGAACCCGACGTTTGACTGGCACCTCCACCACCAGAACCTGTCGATGCAACTCCATTGGTTGCTTGACAACTCGTAGGACTGGCGTGTCCTTTACTACCACGACCACCTACACATGATCCTCCAGGTCCACCAGGTCCACCACCACTTCCAGCTGCTCCACCACCTCCGCCAGCGTACCATACAGGACTTCCTGTTATACAGCTTTCTAATCCAACTCCACCAGGACCACCAGCATCTGGAGCACCAGGAGATCCATCACCACCAGCACCACCACGGCCACCTCCACCACCTCCTGATTCAGGGTTAGGGCCACCAGCGCCACCATCATTTCCTTGAGGTCCACCTTCGGGTGCAGGAATAGCAGGATCATTACCTGGTCCTCCTGAGTTTCCAAAATCTCCACCACCACCTGATCCGCCGGGACCACCATCGCCAGGGTTTCTTCCACCATAACCACCACCATAAGCTGTTTTAAATGAAATTACTGTATCAGTTCCTGCCGAACCATTACAAGAAGTCGGACTTTCACGTCCTGCACCACCAGCACCAATTGTAACTGGGTATGTGCTTCCATCATAAAGAGTTAATCCACCTGCAGCGGGAACTCCATAAGAAGTAAGTAAACCTCCAGCTCCTCCACCACCAGCTGAGTCTTTTCCTCCGCCTCCGCCACCACCTACCATTAGGTAGTCTAAAGTTGCTGAAGCTGCGGGATAAGCCGCGTTAAATAATCCTGTACTTGTAAATGCGTGTTGTGTTTTACATCCAGGAACAGATGAAACTGATCCTCCAGATGCTTGTTGAGAGCCTGGGTATTGAATAAGAATTGTACCAGAACCACCAGCTCCAGAAGGTGTAGGAATACTTGGCAGACTTCCGCCGCCTCCTCCACCACCAGTGTTAGCTGTTCCAGCAGTCGCTCCTTGAGGTGCTGGACCATTATCTAAATTTCCTTTTCCACCGCCACCGGGCGTTGCTGCTCTAGGGCCGGGAGCACCTGCTCCTGATCCTCCAGATCCACCACTTGCTCGAGCTGTACAATCTCCGGGCCATACCGCTATACCTGCACCACCAGCTCCTCCATATCCATCGGAAGATGCTCCTCCAGTTTCTGTACCCGTTGCATTGGCACCAGCGCCTCCAGCGCCACCACCTCCGCCAGCACCAGCATTATCATGATTTAGTCCACTGCCACCAGGATAACCTGAAGACATAAAAGCACTAGGAGTGTTTCCACACCCACCTAAGGCTGGTCTAGTAGGAGCAGGAATTACTGCTCCAATACCTCCACCACCACCTGATCCACCAGGTTGTCCATAACCTGCAGTTGATACACCGGCATTAGTAGGGGCTGGAGAATTATATCCTCCTATTCCACCTCCATACACGGTCATTGTTTGAATATCGGGTCCACTAAAAGTAGTAGAATTTCCTTTTCCTTCACACCCTACGTTAGAGCATAAACCTCCTACACCACCAGCTCCAATAGTTGCTGTATAAGTATTACCTGCTGCTAACTCTAAATTTGTATTATATTGATAACCACCAGCTCCACCGCCGCCACCACTACCTCGTGCGCCTGCGCCACCAGCTCCAATTGCTAAAATATTTATTGCGAAAGTACTCGCAAAACTCCAATTATTATTTAATGCTTCTGCATATTGTTCTTCCATGCTCCACATACCTGAAACACTAGTAACAGCTCCTTTTTCTTTAACAAAAGCCACACCTGATCCACCAGCTGCACCCGGACTTCCTGGTGTATAGCCACCGCCACCTCCACCACTACCTGTCACAGCTACACCTTCTAATCCGCCACTTGAAATACCGGGAGCAGGATTACTGCTAGGTCCACCTTGACCACCACCTCCAGCTCCACCAGCTCCGCCTGGATTACCAGGAGTATTATTTGTTCCACCGCCACCACCAGCAGCTAATTTACAAGCACCGCCTAAAGTGCCACCGTAAGGAGTTACATAATCTTCTACACAAGCTCCAACACCACCATATCCACCTGTACCAGGTTGTCCATCTTGTCCTGCTCCACCAGCTCCACCGCCGCCACCGCCAGCTTGACCGCTTGCTGAATTGCCTCCATCATTTCCTTGACAAGCTGTACCACAGCCTCCTCCATCAGGACGACTTACTTCCGATCCTCCACCAGAACCACCAGGAGATCCATCTGAGTTAGTTCCACCGCCACCACCAGCAGTTGATGTATAAGTAGTGCCGCCTAAAACAGCGACTGAATTACTTCCAGAAACCGCAGTGCCCGGATTAGTGTTAGTAGCACCTCCTGCACCAATTGTAATAGGGTAACCTGTTGAACTACAAACAGAAATACAAGAAAGAGTTCGATATCCTCCTGCGCCTCCACCACCTGCTATACATGTAGATAAACTTGATCCCCCAGATCCACCACCAGCCACAAGAGTGACATCTACTTTTGACGTGCATGCAGCTGTAGTGTGAGTTGCACTAGTTGTGTGAATTGAAACTTTGGGTTTGATTATTTTACCAACTGGGTTTGTAGGTCCGATAATTCCGCCATTAGCCATAGAATTATATTACCTCCCTAATCGATTAATGCTTCATATGATAAGAATAAATCTAAATCAGATGCAGCACTCGCTCCACCTTTTACCACATCCCCTTCCATTAAATAGATAGGTGTGTCTAGAACTACCAATGAGGAGTCCGCGGGAACTGAAATTGTTTTTGCTAAATAGAAACTTCCTGAAGTATCAAAGTTTGTAACACCTGCTGGAGTAGCATTTGCTTTAACTACATATAAAGTTAAATCTGCTGCTGATGAACCATCAACGTTAGCACATATAATTCTATTAACTTTAACAACATATTCAGAAGTTACTGTTAATAAAGTTGTAGTAGTTGTAGCTGATAAATTCCAACCTAATGATACGCCATTAATTGTTGCGACTGAAACTATATTTGGATTTGCCATATTTTAATTCCTTTTTGTTTTTACCCGAAAATCATTGCCATTGCAATAGCTTTTCCTGTTGATATTCCAGCACTCGACCAAGATAAAGTACCAGAAGCATTAGATGTCAAGGCATACCCTGAACTAGCTGCATCTGCAGCGGGTAAAGTCCAAGTTACTGCACCAGATACTGTTGTTGGGGCTTTGAAACCGACAGCGGCCGAATTATCAGCGTCATTAAATAAAAGAGCATTATTGTTAGATAATGTAATTCCTGAAGATGATGCAAAAACGTCTACAATATCAGGATTAGTACCATCATTAGCCGTAGCATATATAAGTTTAAATCCTTTATCTGTAGTAGACCAAGTTACACTGTCCCCGGAACCTGAAACATATTTAAATTGAACTGTATAAGCACCACTTGTACTGTTTTTAATTAAATACCAGTTTTCTACATCAAGAGGTATAGTGACAATTTTAGCTCCTGTAATTGCTTGAGGAGACTCTGCTCCTAAAATAATAACTCTTGTTGCAAGAGTTGCTCCTGTTGATCCATCAGAAACTGATAATGTAGTAGTGTTTGCTCCAGAGCCGCCGCCATTCAATGTTTGAACTGCATAGCCACCTGAAATCTGTTCTAGAATATCTAAATTTGTATTAGTTTTTGTTCCCCATGTACCGGCATTTTCGCCAGTTGCCATTTTTTCTACACCTAAAGGTGTGTATGTTGATGCCATAATCTTCTCCTAAGCTGCTTCACCAGTTACATCTGTATAACTGATATTTGATCCTGTTGCAACATTCGAATATGATGTATTCGAACCCGTTGAAATATTACTATAGGACGTATTTGAGCCTGTGTCAACATCCGCATAAGCGATAATTCCAGGTACTCCCACACTCGCCGTAGCTTCTTGACCCGTTAATCCTATAACCATTTGAGTAGGAGTAATAGCTCCTACACTTGCTGTGGCAGAGACTCCAGTCAAACCAATTGCCATCGCCGCTGGCGTAATTGCTCCTACACTTGCGGTTGCTGAAACTCCAGTAACATCGATTAATTCAACGGAAGCAACTGTTACTGATCCCACTGTCATAGTGGCTGAAACGCCCGTCAATCCCATAACATCGGCAGGTGCAATTGTTCCTACACTTGCTGTCATAGCTTGACCCGTTAAACCAACGGTCATAGCTGCCATGGAAATAGAACCTACTGAAGCAGTAGAACTTAATCCTGTAGGTGTTTGAATAGTACTTAAATTAACATCTGGACTTCCAATCGAAGCCGTTGCCGATAAACCTGTAAGTGTATAACTAAATTCAAGAGTAAGAGAACCAAGAGATGCAGTAGCAGAAACTCCAGTCGGAGTTTCAATTGCTTCTAATACACTGCCCCATCCATTTTCACCCCAATCTAAAGTACCCCAACCAGGGTATTGTACAATCTCTACTGATCCTATAGAGGCAGTAGCTGAAAGTCCTGTAAGGACAGCAGTAGGTGAATCACCATAAGCTTGAGAACCCCATTCAAGGCGTCCCCATCCTGATTTAATAGTAGTAGCGTCGTTCCACCCGGCTTGACCCCAGGTTAGTCGCCCCCAGCCTGAAGAAACATCTGGCATAAGGAATCCTTCCTTACGCTATTCTTAGGATAGCGTCCGAAGCGTCAGCTGTTGGAAATTGAATTGTGAAAGTTCCGCTTGAAACTGTTTTATCTCCACCAAAAGCAACAGCACATACAGAATCAGTTGTTGATGATCCTGTTCCAGTTGTTGTGTTGTAGATTAAAGCAGCATTAGCAGTGAAAGAAGCTGATGTCCACGAAATATCAGAAAAGTCACAATACGCCGTAGTACCACTTGAAGTTGGAGTTACGCTCGTTAATGCTTTTCCTCCAGCTGTGTAAGCTGTACCTGATGTATTTGTAACTTCATTAGTTGATGCATAATCAGTTGTAGCGGCTCCAAGAGTTGCTGAACTCGTATACAATGCAAGTTTAAATGTATCACCTGTAGACGCAGTAAAATTGTGTTCGCCTTTTAAAAGCTCTACTTTGAAAGAGGTACAAACTGCTGATGTATTAGCCATATTTTTCTCCTAATTATTGAGGTGGAGACTCGATTGGTATACGAACTGTTCCATCCGTATAGTCATCTCTTCGTCTTCTACCTATTTGCATTCCTGCAAATTTCTCTATCTCTTGTTTATACTTGTTTTCATAAAGTGTCAACATATCCATTGGGCCTTTTAAATACCCATAAGCCTCTGCTAAACAACAGTATAATAGACCTTGCGGGAAGTTTAAACTAATATAATTAGTCTGATTCCCTGACTCTAAAGTAGCAGGCATAAGATTATAATGTACCTTAAACATATAAGCTGCATCTGGAACTGGAGCAAACATTAGTCTTCCAGAAAGAGTATCTGATAAACCAGTGGCTCCTCCAAACATAGCGTAGTATTTAGGTTTTCCTCTTTTTCCCGATTCAGTAGATGGGACATACTCTTGTAAAAAAGTTCTATCTCTTTTTAAGAGCCAAACATTATCACCCGTTACTGCAGAGGTAGAAGTATAGACTTGAACTCCTCTAATAAATAAAGCTCCAGCAGGACAATTAATAGTCGTTTGACCCGCTACTAAACTTCCCGTTTGAGCTTTTCTATCTGAATCAATCGGCACATCGTACATGATTCTTTGTTGTGCATTTAAAATAATATTTTCTAAAACATCTGTAGTAAGAACCGTATCCCCTACTTCTGTGTAGTTTCTAATCTGTGTTACTAGTGTTGTATAACTAATTCCTGACATTATGGCCTCATATTCACTGGTCCACCAAAAGAAAAAAACCCTCCACCGGTTTCTGTGCTAGACGCATTGTTTTTTAAACTAAACGTAAAACTATTACTTACTGTAACAGATCCCGGAGGAGAAGCAATTGTTTCAGTTGTTGTTTGTTTTGTAATTTTGTAGGACCCATAAACTTTAGCTCCCGTTAAATGAGAAGTTGCTGTTGTATCCAAAGGCGTTATGCCCCCTATAGGTGCAGCTGATCCTCGAGTTAATCCTGATAAAGTGTTTGATCCTGTAGTGTTTGTTGTATAGTAAATTGTTTCACTCACATTATTCCCTTCATCATAATCTATAGTCTCACCTGTAGGCTGAACAAAATTTTCTATAACAATATAACCCGGAGCTGGAAACTGAGAGCTATCAGCTAATACTAAACTTGTTGCGCTATCGCTGATTCCACCATTTAAAGTAGTTGATAATTCAAGAGTAGCTTTAGCCACTCCTCCTACCGCATTACTTATATTTTGAAATCTAATATAATCATTAGTTGAGAAAGGTTGATTTTTACATTTAACTGTAACCGAAGTACTACTTCCCGTAGTGGTAATAGGATTGTTATCTAAAACCACAGGTGTAGCAAAAGCCTTACGAGATGGTTTTGCATGAGCCAATCCTTGTGGATCACCGACCACGGGTCGTGGCATAAGCTGTGGTTGTTTAGGTTCATATTCAGAACTATGTACCCACATGCCAGTCCATTCTTGAACCATTTCTCTATAAGGAAACGCAAGACCAGATCGGTCTGAAATCATTTTTGCATATTTACCTTGTGAATAATTTGCCATTATGTCATTGCTGGATAATACGTCTTAGGTGTTATGTAAGTACTAGACGGTGATCCATCCTCCGCTAAAGCTCGGGCTAATTCATCTTCGTAAAAGAGTTTCATTTCTTGTGAACGTTGTGGAGCAAACTTTTGACTTAAGTAAAAAGCTAGTCCTGCAGTCATACAAGGAACAAAACGATAAGGTATATTAGTTGCATTCGTAAAGACGCCTGCATCTTCAATTCGTTTAGTATAAAAAATTTTTAATTTGTTAGTTGATCCCGCTGCTGATGAACTTGCAGTTGGGTAAATAGTTAATGTAACTTTATCAATGAATCTTTGAACCCAAAAATTAGAAGGGGTGCTTTTTGTTTTTTTGTCCCCATAGCCAGCATACGTTGATCTATCAATTTTAGTCATCGTAGTATCAGCCTGAGTTCCACCACTACTATTATTGTATTGACGAAAAGAGCATTGCTCAATATCAGCAAATCCATAAATTGATGT